GCCAGTCTCACAAAGGTACAAGCACAGTATGCAACGCGCTATAGTGGCCTTTCGAGGCACTTTGGCGCCGCGTCAAGCCAGTCGTTCAACGACGACTCGGTGGAGGCGCGCGCCGATTTTCTAAGAGGCTTTGCTACTCTTGCTTGTTTGTTCACAACGGTCGCCTTGCTCACCTGGCTTACAGTCAGGTTTAGCAAGTGCGCCACGGGCCTAGCGGTTCGAGCCTACACCAGGCTCGCCTATGGTGCTCGCGACGCTCGCGCGGCCCCTTGTCTATTGAATGAGCCTGCCCAGTGTGAGCTGGTTTCTGTTACAACAATTTACAGAAACACAGCCACTGGCGAGCTCCTCACCTTTGCAGGGCTACCATCTCTCCCACAGCAATCAGCGCCATTGCGCGCAGCTGGAGGTCCAGAGTCAGCCCAGCTGGGAAGCCAACCGTTCATTAAGGATTCGAAGACCTTGCCGTCGTCGATCATCGCCGTCACACAAGGCGGTGTTCACGTCAGCATGGCGTTCATCTACGAGGGATGGCTAGTGCTCCCCACCCACTCCGTGTACAGCCTATTGAACTCAGGCGCTACCGCTTTTACCTTGACAGTCCCCAGTAATGGGAACGTCTTCCAGGCCGAGCTCGTGTGCGATGATTTCCCGGCTGTGCTGGACCAGGAAAGGTTCCGAAACCCCACTCCATTCGAGCCGTATCAAACGATGCTCGATGATGTGTGTATCATGCACATCCCCGCCACTGTCGCCTCAGTCCTCCAGTTCAAGCATGCAAAGCTTTCACAAGCGCTGCTGAACAGTAGCATGGCACTTGCCAATTGTTACGGCTCAACCCCGCAGACGACCGGTAAGATCCAATGCTCAGGAGGGAAGGCCACTAGGGCTGGGAAGGTCATTAACCACACGTGCTGGACCACAAACGGCTGGAGTGGGTCGCCCCTAGTCATCGGAGGCGCCTTCGCAGGCATCCACGTCGTCGGAGGCGATGACGGTCAACCCAACATGGCGGAGGACCTGATGCTGCTTGCAGCGCAATTCAAGAAGTTGAGTGCGCGCAGGGAGTCATCGGATACTCTACTGTGGTCCGAGGCCTCTGCATACGTGCAAGACTGGGCCAGGAAGAGGAGGATCGAGCATTACGACCGCGACCATGGAGACCTCTGGGTCATGGGCCCCGGCGGGTGGATCGAAGTCGATCTGCCGTCAGGGGACTACATGGAATATGACAATGCGGATGATGAAGAAGAGGCCGCGATAGCACTCGACAAAGCTACCGGTCACCACGATGCTCAGGAATACACAAACGCTAGAACAGCGGGTGGATTCATGAGAACGGAATCGGCGCTACCCAGTGCCGTGCCGGACGAGGAGACCGATGCGATGATGCGCAAGCTAAATGAGTTGCAGCCTAAGAAGAAGAAACGAGGGGGGAAGAAGAAAGGAAAGAAGGAAGCCGCAGAAGTGCAGCTGACTCTCGACCCGGATCTTTTCGAACTCGGAGTACAGGACAAGGCGATATCGAGGCCCTCTATGCCACATCCATACCGCGCTGACCTTGATGCTGGGGTTCTGGATCAAGAAGCGTTCAAGTTCGCTGACCTTTCGGTCGCGTCCGAGTACGCATCTTTCCAGTATCATCAAGCCAAGGCCAACAAATCAGTCAAGCAGCCTACTGTCGAAGAGAGAAAGGCTGCCATCGAGAGCATGCTGGTTCTATACAGCAGTTCGAGGTGGACCTTGCCGGCGGACTTTATGTCCAAGGAGCACATCCTACGAGCGATACGTTCGCTCAAAGGCAACAAGTGCCCTGGGCTCCCCTATAAGTACCGCCACACATCAATCAAGGACGCCCTGGCCGCTATCGGAGAGGAGGAGTTCGCAGACCACGTCACCAGGCGCGCGCAAGCGCTGCTCAAAGGAGACGTTGAAGCGGACCCCATCAGGCTTTTTATAAAGCCGGAACCCACGAAGAAAGCCAAGGTTGACTTGGGCGCTCACAGGCTCATCTGGGGCATTTCGATGCTTGATCAAGTTATTGATCGCATCCTGTACCAGGAAGCCTGCGACGCCGCCGTCCTAAATCACACCACCATCCCCTCAAAGCCTGGAATCAGTTTCATGTACGGAGGTCTCCACCGCATGGTTGCTCGCATGTCAAATTGCAGCACCAAGTGGAGGTCCACCGACCGCAAGTGCTGGGACTGGACAAACCCCGGGTGGATGTTGGAGGACCTGCGTGAGATCACGCAGCGTCTTTGTAAGGCGGCTCACGCCCCGGAAAAGTTCGAGGAATGGAAGAAGCTGAGTTTGGCACGCGACAAAGCGTGCTACACCGGCGTCCTTCAGTTCTCCAACGGCCAGCAGATCAAGCAGAAGCAGCCCTGCATAGTGCGGTCGGGTCGTCTAACGACGATCGACTGGAACAGCAAAGGCGTCACCTACCTGAGAGTGCTGGTTCAAAAGAAGCCCGTCAGCGAGCTCGACCCGTTCGACTCTGCGGCGATGGGCGATGACGAG